GGCCATCTTCTGGCCGTCGGTAGCGAATGCGCACCAGCGCTTCGCCTCCTTCCAGCATGGCGCGGCAGGCCATCGCCTGCAGGCCATAGAAATCGGTGAGACCCGCCGCATCGGCGTCCAGCGTCCAGTTGCGCCACAGCGCTTGGATACGCTCGCGGAGGTCGGCGTCAGCCACCATCGACTGCGGCTTGATGCCGGTGCCGATGGCGTTGGCCACGTAGGATTCCAGTGCGGCATTGGCCCATGCGTTCCGCCGCACAAGATCACGGCTCTTGGCACGCAGATCAGTCTGCGTCGCGTAGAGTGCAGCCACCGCGCCGGGATTACTCGGCATCCAGGCGAGCGCCCGACGACCGGAACCTACAGCTTCGTGGATCGGCGAGCCACCGAAGAGTCGGCGGCTCATGCGTTTCAGCCAGTGCATCAGAAGCCCTTCGAGGTGGTGATCCTGATCTGGCGAGGCGTACCTGGCCAGAGACCGCTGGCGACCGCCTGGTTATGGAGATCCCGCTTTACCATTTCGATGGCAGCCTTGAGTTCATCCACCGTGCGGTACTCGACAGTCTTGTCGCCGAAGGTGACGCGCTTCTCACCTTTGGTGAGCGCTGTTTCCAAGGCGATGAGTTGTTCCTGGGTGTGGGCCATCAGCGGAAGACCATGAGATTGAACTCGGTGGTGTCGGCCAGAGAGCCGGTAGCGGTGGCGCAAATCACTTCGACGTAGGCGGATGTTTTGGTATCGGTGGTTGCCCGGATAATCGCCATGCGTTGGGTGTTGCTGTTCGTGTTGCTGCGGGCAAAGGCCAGCCAGCAGTAATTGGTATCGGCAAACGGCGTGGAGAAAGTTACTCGATATCGGCCTGCGGCCAGTCGCGCGACGCCGGCCACGTTGTGGGACGAGCTGATCTGGATGGCGCTACCCACGTAGCCGAAGTTCACCCAGGCACGGGCCAGACCGGGATGGTCGGGGCGAACCAGCCCCTTGATCTCGGTGCCGACCCGGGTGGCCAGCGTCTTGAGCTGGGAAACGAGACTCATGGCTCAGTTCATCCTCAAGCTGCCAGGGCGGTTTCGAAGATGGCGACGAAATCGGTGCTGGTGTCACCGACGTCGGCAGAGGCGACTGCGCCGATGTTGCTACGAGCTTGGGCCTGCTCTAAAGCGGTCAGCGACTGCGCGGCATCGAACCGAACCCGGTTGTTTACGGCAGCCAGGAGTGCGTCGAGACCACTCGCACCGTTGGTCAGCAGTTGCTGGATTTCCACCAGAGTGTCGTAGGCAGCATCGGCCCCACCCAGGATTTCGGTTTTGAGGGCATCGAGTCGCTCGACGATTTTCGAGGACGAATAAGTGGTCGCCGTCGAGATCTGAGCATCGTCAATGACGGCGACCGTGACGATGGCGGCCTTCAACTCGTTGATCGCCGCGACCAGGGTCGACTTGTCGGTGGTCGACAGCGAAGAGAGGTTGCCGATTTTCTGATAAACGGACTTGAACTCGTCGGACAGACGAATGACCAGGCTGTGGATTTGGGTCTGTAAACTCATGCTGCGTTCTCCTTGGGGTGGGTGGATCAACTAAGCCAGCGGCTACGGATCACGCGGCGCGCTGGTTTCTGGGTTTCAGAAACGGCGAGACCACCGCGATGGGTGGCCTCATGGGTTGGTTCGGTATCGATCGGTGGCGAATCTGGCGGGCGGTCAAGACCCAACTGCCGTTCCAATTCACGCCAGTGACGTTCCTCGAAACGGTCAAGACCCGAGGCAGCGGCTGCCGCCCGTGCATACACGTAGCAGTCCAGCGCTTCGTTCCTCTCGCGCATCTTTTGCCATTCGCGGTGCGCGAAGCCATTGCGATCTCGGCGTGTTACCAGTTGTTCGGCGCACAACTGCTGTATGAACTCGGCATCGACTTTGGGCAGATGCACGAAACCAGCGGGGAAGCGGACGACGCCATCCTCGTCGGTGTCGATGCTTTTGCGCAGGTTGTTGTAGAACTCCAGTTTGGCGATACCGCCCGCGACCGAGAAGACCTTGATGCCTCGGCGCAGCTTCTTGCCGCCGGTGGTGGCATCGACGGCGGTGGGCGTCCCCACCAGCGCCGCGCCTCGGGCCACACCCTTGACGGCCATCACTCTGGCGTCCCGCACGGCACGAACGAAAGCATAGGCTTCCTGGGTGGCAAAGCCGGTGTCGAGGGCGAAACGCGCCAGTGGCAGAGAGGCGCCGGAGGCATGCGTCCAGGTTTCGCTGATCAGTTCAGCCAACTGTTTCCATACCGCGTCTCGGGCCGTGTCGCCCATCAATACCCGGTGCTCGACCAACCAGGATTCCTTGCCGCGCCCGAAGGCCCAGATCGAGGCCTCGATGCGATCCTTCTGCACGTCGGCCCCACCCGTGAGTAAGAGGCCGCCAGCAGGAATGCTGCCAATCCGGTAATCCTCGCGACGCTCCAGGAGCCGCTGCCAGTCTGGCGCTTCGCCTTCCTCGACCCAGGTCTCGCCTAGTTCAGTGTTCTTGAAGGTCTTGATTGCCGCCGCCGAGCCGGACTCTTTGTTCACTGCACTCTCCCAGGCGGCGGCAATCTCCCGCCAACTACGCCAGCCCACCGGGCTATAAAGCGAAGAGAGGTGAAAGCCAGCCGTCTTGGCACCGTTCTCGGGCACCAGCGCACGCCACTCGCCGTGCTCCAGCATCCAGGTCTTGTGCTGTTCCTGGATCGGTTGGTCGCAGGATTCGCAGACGTAAGCTACCGTCTCCGGTTGGCCCTTCTCCCACCGCAGTTGCTCAAAGCGCAGCCACTGCCGGTGTGAGCAATGCGGGCAAGGCAGGAAGTAGCGGCGCTGGTCACTGGCGTCAAACTCCCGTTCGATGCTGCTCGCGCCCGCAATGGTCGGCGTCGAGACGATGAATATCTTGCGACGAGCGAAGGTGCGTGTCCGGGCCTCGGCCAGCGAGATCGCATCGCCCTCGCCATCGACGTCGCTCGGGTAGCCATCTACCTCGTCCAGAAAGAGGTAGCGTACTGGCATCGAACGCAGGCCGACGGCGCTGTTCGCGCCCGTCATCACCAGCACGCCACCGCGAAACTCTTTCGCCAGAATCGTGTTGCCGGCATCCCGGCTCCGCGCTGGTGCGATCAGTTCGGCCAGCACCGGCGACTCCTCGATCAGTGGGTCGATCCGCTGCTTGGAGTTGCGCTTGGCCATCTCCACCGTGGGCGACACTGCCATCATCGGCCCGGGAGCGTGGTGGATCACGTAGCCGATCCAGTTGTTGCCCATCTCGGTCGCGCCCAGCTGGGCCGCCTTCATGAACACGATCCGTTCGACCGCCGACATCGGCGACAGGCAATCCATGATCGCTTTGAGGTACGGCGTGCGGCTCGTGCGCCAGCGGCCAGGTTCTGCAGATGCCTTGCTGGACAGCATCCGGTGCCGGTCCGACCATTCGGACACGGTCAGCAGCGGATCGGGTGTGAGCCCCTCGCGCCAGGCGCGCTCAATGTCGAGAGCGCCTTCGTAATCAGCATCCAGCATCAATCCACTCGGGGGCGAACGTCGCCCAGTTCCTGCAAGTGTTCCCGCACGGCAGTTTCCAGCGCGACGTGCAGCGTGTGGGCATCGACGCCGAGCTTCGATGCCATCTGCCCCGAGATGCGTGCCGGCCAGTTGAGCCAGGCATCTCGTTCTGTGCGGGCCAGCTTGAAGACGTGGGCGATGGCCTGGGGCCGGTCGACCAGTTCGCCCTTGAGTCTGGCCAGCCGCACCTTGTTGGTCTGCGCCTTGACCACCTCGTTGACGGTGCGGGCCTGCAGCAACGACGTGCCACCTGTGTTCAGCGTAGGTGCCGTCGATTCGGCAGCAGGCTCCTTGATTGTGACCGTCTCAGCCCGACGCTTTGTGCCCTCCCTGGGTGTGTCTGAATTTTTCGCCCAATCCCGGTCGGCGCGGTCGGTATCGATGCTGCCATCGGCCTCCGGCGTAATCCGCCCGGCACGAATGGCCTTGTGTACGGCGGTGTCTGACACCCCTCGGTGCCGGGCATAGGCGCGAATCGACAGTCCCATGATCTCCATCAAGCATTGGCGTGAATCTCAATCAGATTGAGCTTGGCTTCGGGTTTGAACAGCGCGTTCATATGTTTGTCATCAACCACATCAAAGGACACGGAAATGAGCCAGATCGAAACCATCCTCACCCTCATTGCGCAGAAGCACCTCGGCATCGAAACCCTGGAAACGCGCAAGTCGGACAGCTTCGACTTCCACGACACGGCGGTCTGGTGCATCCGCGACGCCCTCGAAGCCGCGTTCAAAGCTGGCGTCGAAGTCGGCCTCAACATGCCGAAGGCTACCGAGCAGGAGATCGCCAGCGCCGACTAAAAACAGATCGAAGCCGGGCGTTGGAAACGCTTGGCTTCACTCGCGAACAGCGCGTTCATCGCTACACCATCAACCCGCACGAAGGAGATCAACATGACCACCAGCATCAAACTCACCGACACCCAGCGCAAAGTCCTCAACCACGCCGCCGACCAAGCGGACGGTCGCATCACTTGGTTTCCCGATAATGTCAAAGGCGGGTCTCGCCAGAAAGTGGTCGACGGGCTTTTTAACCGCGCATTGATTACTACCAATGGCACCGACTGGTTTGTCGCCGCCGAGGGCTACGATGCCCTGGGGCGCGCCCGGCCGATACCGGCAACCATTCACCCCGCCCCCGAGGTCGACGCCGATGTGGCAGCAGCCGAGGCCAACTGGACGCAAGAAAAACAGCAGGCTGCCCAACGGCTGCTTCAGGTCGGCGTCGAGGGTAAGCCACGCACCCGTGAGAACAGCAAGCAGGCCACGGTAATCCAGATGCTCCAGCGTCCAGAAGGCGCGACGGTGAATCAGATCTGCGAGGCCACCGGCTGGCAGCCGCATACGGTGCGCGGCACCTTTGCCGGTGCGTTCAAGAAGAAACTCGGGCTCAACATCACCTCGGACAAGCCCGAAGGCGGTGATCGCACCTACCGCATCGCGTGATGCCGGGCAGGGTGGCAAGACAAACTTGCCACCCTAAAGAATGATTTAGAATACGCTTGGCTTCTCAATCGAATAGCGCGTTACTACGGGTGTCGCAACGATCAACCCGAAGGAGAAAACGATGAATGCCACCACCCACATCCCTGCCACCCAGAACGAAGAATGGGGCTTTTGGGGCACGATGAACGAAAACGCCCAAGCCGCCTGGCCCCTCGCGATGAACGAGGTCTCGGACGCTACCTGCCAGCCCCTCGAATCGGTCAGGACCTTCCTCGACAGCCGCCACGGACGGCATTTTGCAGACGACGTCCTCAACCAGATGCTCACCGGCCACAGCGTCGAGCAAGCGATCCACGCGGCGGTTGCCCGGTGGATGGGCTGGACGATTGGCCGGTTGACCTCCCGCGACTACGGCATCCCTCGCGGCTTGCCCTACCTGACGGGCTTTGTGATTCACTGCGAAATCGCCGAAGAAGCACTCGCTGCCTGATCGAACGCCGCGTCGAACGCCACACCGTCCGACTGGCGGGTGGCTAGGCTGCCGGTAAAATCCTGCCAGCGGCGAACAATAACGTCGCAATACTTCGGATCGAGTTCGATCAAGCGCGCCAGCCGCCCCGATTTTTCGGCGGCGATCAGCGTGCTGCCGGAACCACCAAAGGGGTCGAGCACCACGTTTCCAGGACGGCTAGAATTGCGAATGGCACGCTCCACCAGTTCCACCGGTTTCATCGTCGGGTGCAGATCGTTCTTGTGCGGTTTTTTGATTTGCCAGACGTCGCTCTGGTCGCGATCCCCGCACCAGTGGCGCGTTGCGCCTTCTGGCCACCCGTAGAGGATTGGCTCGTACTGGCGCTGGTAGTCAGAGCGGCCCAGTGTGAAGGTGTTCTTGGCCCAGATGATAAAAGTCGA